GCCGCGCTCTATGGCGTCGGAGCCGCCGATCCAGGATTCGGCATCCATGAGCCGGCGCGCCTCCTTGTCGGCCATGCCGGAGCGCGCCACGTAGATGTCTGCCATGGCAGCGTCGAAGGGCTCCAGCCAGTCGGCGATTTCGCGGAAGTCGTTGCGGTTGCCTGCTGCGATGACCCATCCGTTGTGCACCATGAAAAAAGCCGCACGGGCGATCTGGACGGTGTCTCCGGCCATGGCGATGATGGAGGCCGCCGAGGCGGCCAGGCCAACGACCTTTACCGTGACTTCGCCCTTGTGCTCGCGCAGCAGGTTGTAGATGGCAAGGCCCTCGAACATGTCGCCGCCGGGGCTGTTGATGTTGACGGTGACAGGGCCTGCACCCAGGCTGCGCAGGGCGCCGGCAACGCGCTTGGCGGTGACGCCCTCGCCGCTCCAGTAGTCGTAGCCGATCACGTCATAGACGCTGATGCTGCGGTCCTCCTGGTCCTCGGTGAGGGCGGAACGCACCTCGCGGTTCCAGCGGTCCAGGGCGCGCGGCAGTATTTCGCTGCGCACGCTTGCGCTCGGGCGGCCGGCCGGCGCGCCCGGTAGTTCTCTGATGCTCATGGTTCAGCCTTTCTGTGGCTCGTCGGTGTCGAAGCCCAGCAGCGACCTGAGCGCTGCCCGGGCCTGCTGGTTGTTGTCGAGCTGGCCCAGGGAGTCCAGCGTGGTCATGGCCGATTGCACGGTGAGCACCGCAGCATTGCCGCCCATGGGCGGCCGGTCCTCCAGCTCGCGCACCTCGTCGCGGGTCAGGATGCCCTTGTCCACCATGACGCCGTAGAACGCCGCCCGCGCCGCGCTGTCGGTGCGAAGCAGGCCCTCCACCGCGTACTTGGCGTAGTAGCGCAGTCGGTCGCCAGGGGTGAGCAGATCCTTGGTAATGGCCTGCTCGATGGACTTGATGATCGGACCCAGGCAGAACGTCAGGAACCCAATCAACTCCTGCTCCATGCCAGAGCCCCATTTGGTGGCGCCCTGCGATGCATGGCCCACCATCCAGGGCGGCACGCCGAACCATCGGCAGATCTCTTCAACGCTCCACGCCCGGGATTCGAGCAGCTGCACATCCTTGGGGCTGATGTTGATGGCTTCGACCTCGATCCCGCCCTCCAGCAGCGGTGCCTCGCCGTTCTCGATGAGGCCGACGACGTTCTTCCGGAATTCGGCACGCTGCTCCGGCTGCAGGAACTTGGCCACCTTGTAGAACAGGTTCTGCAGCGCGCCGTTGCGAAACGCCCGCCCTGCTGCCTGGTCCGCCGCCTGGGCCTGCCCGAAAACCTTGGCGCCGTACTCGATGACGCTGACGCCGTTGCGGCCGTCAAGCGTGAACCCGGGGACAGTCCAGACCCGGGACGCAGGGATGATGCGCTGCTTGCCGTTGAAGTCCAGGTAGCGCCAGTCCAGCACGATGGAGCCCTGCTTGCGTCCCACCGTCAGGCGCCCAGGGACCAGGAATTCCAGGCCCACCAGGCGCTCGCCGAGCATCAGCCTTTCTGCCCGCCCGCAGCCCTGGGTGAGCATGGCCGAGACCATCGCCTGCCAGAACATGGTTGCTGTGGCATCGGGGTTGGGCACGTCGTGCAGGATGCTGTGCAGGCCATGCTCCGGCGCCACCCGCTTGCCGGCGCCGTCCTTCGCGTAGATGCTCAGCGGCAGCGTGGCGATGGTGGAGGAGATGAGCCGCACACAAGCCCAGGCCGCCGACAGCTGCAGCATGCTGCGCTGGTTGACTGAGACCCCGGAGGCCAGGTCCACGCCGAAAACGGCGGCCGAGCCAATGGGGTCGCTGATGCTGGCGGACTGGCCTCGCAGCCCATGCACGGCGGCGCGCAACCGGCCGCGCATGCGGTGGTAGAGGGTTGGTTTCATCTGCTCGAAGTTCCTGCTGTTGCGGGACTGGCGAAGAAGCCGTCCTCATCACCCGTTTCATCGGGCCTGGCGTAGCGGCCCAGGGCCATCACCGTGGCCACGATGCCGTCTATGCGTCCGTTTTCCTTGCTGGTCTTTTTGTTCGGCCGATAGTTGCCATTGCTGTCGAACAGCAGCGACACATTGCCAGCGCAGTAGCGCAGCACGGGGTTGCCTCCGTGGGCCAGCATTCCGCCGTAGACCAGCTTTTCCAGTTCCTTGCTGCCAGGCCCCATGCCGCCCGTGTTCTGCGGGATGTTGACCATGGGCAGGCCTTCGGCTATCAGCTCGTTGACCAGGTGCTGCGCATTCCAGTCATCGAAGCCCAGCTCAACGATGTCGAAGTCCTTGCCCGCCTGGACGATGACCTGTCGCACCGCGCTGTAGTCGGTGACGTTGCCCGGCGTGGCGTTCAGCCATCCCTCCTCCACCCATTGGCGATAGGAGGCCTCGTCTTCGGCCTCTTCCAGCAGCTTGGATTCGGGCACCCAGTGCCACGCCAGGACGTGGACCGTGGTTTCGCCCTCCAGTGGCGGGAACACCAGCACGAAGGCGGTGAGGTCGCGCACGCTTGCGAGGTCCAAGCCCCCATAGCAGCGCCGCCCCTTGAGCATGGCCGGCAGGAAGGGCTTGCCGCACCTGTCCCAGACCTGGATATCGAACCACCCTTCGGCGTCGTTGCACCAGATGTTGAGGTCCTTGGTCAGGAAGTTGGCCCGCGCACCCGGCAGGGCCTTGGCCTTGCGCGCCTGGGTGCGCATGTAGTCCCACATCTTGCTGCGGCCCAGCCCGGGGTTTGCCTTGGGCCAATTCCGCTCGTCGTAGTAGTCATCCCCCACGTCCAGCGTGTAGATGTAGCCGAAGAACGCATCGTCCTGGCGGCGCCCCTCAAGGATGCTGACCAGGTAGCTGCGTATCTCCACGCAGATGCCGTTGAGGATGAAGCCCGCCGTTGTGATGGCCGACAGCAATGGATCTTCACGCGCGCCCAGGGCCGACTCCATCACGTCCCACACATCGCGATTGCTGGCCGCATGCAGCTCGTCGTACATGATGGCCGAGGGGTTCAGGCCATCCAGGTGCTCGGCATTGGCCGGCAGCGGCTGGAAAACGTTGCTGTCGCCGAACTGGACCTTTTCCTGGTTGGCGCCCTCGTAAATGCGGAAGCTGCGCCGGGTGCGCTCCGAGCGGCGGCACCATCGCTTGATGTTGTCGAACGCCGGCTTGAACACCGTCATGGCCTGCGCCCGCGTGGTGGCCACCGCGTAGACCTCGGCGCCACCCTGCCCCGCCATCGAAAACAGGTACGCGCCCTGCGGCCCCTTCCAGGTGCTTTTGCCGTTCTTGCGCGCCACCTCCTCATAGGAGCGCGTGAACCTGCGCAGCCCCGTCGCGGCGTGGCGCCAGCCGTAGAGCACGGCCGTCCAGAACTTCTGCCAGGGGTCCAGCAGGATAGGCTTGCCCGTCAGCGGCCCCTTGATGTGGACAAAGAACCGCTCGATGAAGTGGATGATGTGCCAGGCGTGATCCGGCTGGAACACCAGGCCTCGGGCACCGGCCTCCTTCAGATCGCGGTAGTGCCGCAGCACTGCCAGGTAGACATACTTGCCGGTGACCACCTCATTGCGCAGCACGGGCAAACCGTAGTCCACATCCCACTGCTGCAACTGCTCAGGGATCAGTGCGTCGCACTGCCGCCGGGTAAGCTGGTAGCGTGGCTTGCGAGGGCGGCGAACAGGTCGTCCTGCTGCCCCTGCGGCCCCGCGTCTTTCCGCACCCGGGCCAGTGACGGTATGGTCAAGCATGCTTTGGGTAGCCACTGGCCCAGCTCCATTTTCAAGCGGGCCTCATCCTTGGCCCAAGGCATTTCCGTCACCCATCCCGTTTTGGATGTCTGGGTCCGGCCCTTCTCATCGCACAGCGCCACGGCCTTGAGCCAGTCGGCGAAGGTGCGCACGATCACCGCAATCGGAATGCCGGCGGTCAGGTGCTCGACCCCGGCGCGGCGCAGCGAGTCGCAGATGTACTCGTAGAGCTTTTGCTCCTCCTCGCCCAGCCGCAGCATCTCGGGCGCAGCCGGAGATTCGATTGCTCCCGGCTGACTCGCCACGTATCCAGCGCCCACGGCCGGCAACTGGACCGCGAACTCATCAGCTTTCTTGGTCATGACACTCCTAGTTAAACCCCCAGGGGGTAGTTACTGCCCGCCAGCAAAGTCCGGTGGAGCGGTCGGTTTCCAGTGCCGAGGGCCCCGACTTTTGGCACCCCCTC